CTCTAGCCCGCGCTTTGCGAAGGCTCTAGTGAATACCGGTTTGAAATCCGAGTTTAACCAGACACTTAACCGAAAGCCTAAGCATGTACCGAAGGTACCTGTCGTAGGCTGGGAAGTCGGAGACGATCGCATCGACGTCTCTACGTCCCCTTTCAAACTCCTTGTTTGCGTCGCAACTCAGGAGGTTGTACTTAAGATGGTGACGAGTCCGGAGGACACGTTCATCTCCAATAAGTATTGGAACTTCTGTGAAGTTACCAATCCTATTCCCTGCTCCGATCTGGGATCCTTTTCGGTTGCAAGGAAGTCCGGGAATTTCGACAAAATCGATTTCGTGGACGTACCCGTGCTGAGAATCATTGTTGATTGTCAGAAGGGTGATAAGAGCCATTCCTCGACTGTGCCGGGGAAAAGCTCGATGATGGCCTTACGGACATCAGCAAACTGTCGTGAATCCAAAGGAGTCATGCAGCTTGCGAGCCTCTTACAGGACGGATTCCTCCGTACTGCGAGGTCTTCCGAACCAAAATATCTTCCTCGGGAAGTAGGAGGTTCGGGGTGTAAGTCGCTTTTCGGCAACTACACCAACACCTACCTCTACATGATGTCATACAGAGGTGGGGATTATCACCGCCTCTACGGCTCAGCTGTAGAGGAGTTGATGGACACGCTTCGGAGGTACGAGATGGGTCAACCCGCCGTCCCGAAGTTATGCAACTTCCTAAGGAAGAAGCAGGAGTATCTACACGGAACGTATGATAACGCCGTGTTGATACCGGAGGCGTTTTCAAGACACGCCTCCCAACTGGGAGCCCCTGTTTACAAGGGTAAAGATGCAAGCAATTACATCCACTCAGTTGAGTCACGACTTGTACGGAGCAAAGTTCTCGTAGGACGTCGTGAAGCCGAGATAAAGGTGGAATCCACCAATAGAACTCGGAATGTACTCTTCGGCTTGCTACCTTATGAGTACACGGAGGAGGACAAGAAGTCACAGAGCTTTCTTGCACGCTCCAAGTATGAATCCGCACTCTACGCGAATACGGCATTCATGCGCCTGATCAATCGGAAGGCCAATGGCTCCGAGATCAGGGAACTCCTGCAGGATGAGACATTCGATGTTTCATTTGCAGGCCAGCGATCATTCACCACGAGACATGCTGAATGGCTGGATCGGGGAGGGAAGACGGAATCCTTCTCCCTCACCGATATCACGTTCCCCGAGGACATGTTCCTACGGACACGTGTGAGCACAGAGGAGACCTTCAAAGTAGGAGGCATCCCTCTGCATATTCCTAGCTATACGGCGTCGCCGGATAGAACGGAAGTTACGAGCACTAAAGTCGGTTTATACGAAGTTAGTAGCTCCATGCTAGACTGGGCCATGGACCATGGCCAAAGACTAGAAGACGCTTTCGATGCAAAGGGAGACTCCCTGAGCACGGAAGAAGTCATCCAACTCTATTCTATGGACAGAGAATGGGTGAATGATGATACGCTTCTCATCGCCGATGCAATACGTATCATGGGGCCGTTTTCTCAAGCGGCCGAAATCGCGCTTGTATCTGATGATATCAAGTTAGCGAAAAGAATAGCAGATTCGGCAAACTGCGTTTGTCTACTCTACTCTCCACACGATGTTATAGGCAACCTTGACAAAGTATGGAATTCGAC